GATTTGAAATCTATGGTATGACCAATTACGTATCTCAATACATATCATCCGAATTCCCTACAGACATTAAGTTCGATATCAATAAGATTAATATAACGTCTATTGATATTGAGGTGCATGCTACTGATGGATTTCCGAAACCTGATGTTGCTGCATTTCCAATTAATGCCATTACATTAAAGCATTCTATTAATGATACCTTCTATACTTGGGGATTGGGTGATTTTGATCCATCGAAGTCGGAATATGAGGTATGCTACTTCAAGTGTGCTAATGAGGAGCAATTATTAAAGAGCTTCTTGTTGCATTGGGAAACCCCTATAAATGTACCGGATATTGTTACAGGCTGGAATAATAAATTATTCGATATGCCTTATATTATTAATCGTATTAATAATGTATTAGGTGGAAATCATTCCGCTAGGTTATCTCCTTGGAAGAAAATTGGAACTAAGTCGGTAACCATTATGGGCCGCGAAGAGCAATATTATGATATCTTCGGTGTGTCTATTATAGATTATATGGATGTATTTAAAAAGTTTGCATTGCAATTTCCTAAGCAAGAATCTTATAAGTTAGATCATATTGCTGATGTTGTATTAGGTGAGCGTAAGTTAGATATATCCGAATATGGAAGTCTTGTTGAATTGGCTAATACCGATCATCAGAAGTTTATAGAATATAATATTAAAGATACGTATTTGATTCCTAGAATGGATGATAAGCTAGGCCTCATGTCTATTGTTTTGATGGTGGCTTATACCGCTGGTGTTAATTTTATAGATGCCTTTGGTACTGTTGGTGTTTGGGATTCCATTATATATCGTAGATTGATAGGTATGAAGATGGTAGTTCCTCCTAAGAAGAATAACCAGAAGACCTCATATGCAGGTGGTTATGTTAAAGATCCTCAGGTAGGAATGCATTCTTGGATTGCATCATTCGATGTTAACTCTCTTTATCCGAATATAATTGTTCAGTATAATATGTCGCATGAAACCATTAGGTCTGATATATCGGAACCTTCATTCAATGTAGATTCTTTATTACATAAAAGAGTATCGGCGGAATATGATCTTCCTTGTGTGGCTAATGGTACATATTTCGGTGTAGATGATGTTGGGTTAATTCCTCGGATAATTACCGATATATATGCAGAGCGTAAAGAATCAAAGCAAGTAATGATTCAAGGTCAAAAGGATATTCAAGGGGTAACCGATAAAGCCGAGATAATAAGGTTAGAAAAGATTATTAGTATTAATAAATCCAAGCAGATGGCTCAGAAGATCCTCTTGAATGCTTTATATGGTGCAATGGCTAATATCCACTTTAGATACTTTGATATTCGTATTGCTGAAGGAATTACTTTGATGGGTCAGCTTACTATCAAATGGGCTGAGCGAGCCGCTAATGAATTTATGAATATGGTAATGGAGAATGAATCTCCTAAAGATTATGTTGTGGCGATTGATACTGATTCGGTGTATATTGCAATGACCGATGTTATTGATAAGTATAAGCCTAAGAATCCTGTTGATTTCCTGGACAATATATGTGGGTCGAAGTTTAAAGATAAGATAACAAAAGCCCATAATGAGATGTATGATATTACTAATGGATTTACCCATAGGTTGGAAATGGATAGAGAAGTAATAGCTGATCGTGGTATCTGGACAGCTAAGAAGCGTTATATATTGAATGTATTGGATGATGAAGGTGTAAGATTAAGTGAACCTAAGTTAAAGATTATGGGTATCGAGGCGGTTAAGTCATCTACACCTACAAGGGTTAGGAGTGCATTAAAAGATGCATTCAAGATTATTATGAAATCTACCGAAGCTGATATGCAAGAGTTCATTAGAGAATTTAAGGATGAATTTAATAAGTTACCTGCAGAGGATGTATCGTTTCCTAGAGGATGTAATAATATAAATGATTACATAGATCCTATTACTACATATCGGAAGGGTACTCCGATTCATGTTAGAGGAGCTTTGGTATTCAATAAGATATTGAAAGAGAAGAAGCTTAATAGGCAGTATGAAGAGATTAAGTCTGGTGATCGTATTAAGTTCGCCTATCTTAAGATGCCTAATTCGGTTAAAGAGAATGTTGTATCTTTTCCAAACTTTCTTCCGAAAGAGCTTGACCTTTCCCAGTATATAGATTATAATATACAATTCGATAAGACATTTATCAAGCCGATATCATCTATTCTGGATGTTATTGGATGGGAGGCAGCGCCCACAGCATCGCTGGAAGCATTCTTTGAGTAATATATGATTGAAATTACAATATTTAAATACACTAGAGATAATAAGACTAATAATAAGTTGGCGGTTCCTGATTGGGAATCGTTTGTTACAGTCCTGAAAGGTTTATCTAAGAAAGTTGGATATAAGCCGAAGCAGGGTGAATTTAAACCTGGTTCGTCTCTTATATCACCTGCAGTATATGCCGAAGGTACTACTCGCTCAAATGTTAATGTAGAGTATTGGGGTGAATGGGCTGCTTTGGATGTTGATGATTATGAAGGCACCTTCGAAGATGCATTAGACAAATATAAAGATTATGAATATGTTTGTTATAGTACATCATCATCTACCAAAGAGCGTCCTAAGTTTAGGGTTGTATTTCCTCTAAGCGGAGCGGTTGAAAAGAAGCAGATTAAGAACTTCTGGTATGCAATCAATAAGAATTTTGGTGAGGATGGAGATCCGCAGACTAAAGATATGTCTCGTATGTATTATGTGCCTGCTGTATATCCTGATGCCTATAATTTCTTTATAGAGAATCATGGTAAGATTATAGATCCAGATGAGATGATGAAACAATGGCCATGGGTTGATAGAGGAGAGACATTCTTTGATCGTCTTCCAGAGTCTATGCAGAAGCAATTAATCCAGCGCCAGAAAGATCAAATGACCAATAATACAATATCATGGAATGGTTATAGAGATTGTATCTTTATTAATAAGAAGTTGATAATGCAGTATTCTACCATCTCTGGTGCTGGTTGGTATGCAGGTATGTATAAAATAATGGTATCTACAGCTATGTCGGCTCTATTCCATAAGTATCCAATATCATCATCGCAGATTGCTACATTATGTAGAGAAATTGATAGAGATAATGGTTCATGGTATGGTTCAAGACCTTTCGAGGTAGAGGCTGATAGGGCTATTGAATATGCCTATAAAAATGTAAGTAAATAAGGGTTGCCTATTATTGCTATTTGTAGTATAATATATGTAAGGTAATTTAAATAAATGATGAGGGATTTATATGTCCATAATGGATAAGTTAATGAAAAATTCGAAGATCAAAGCTACAGATGTTCTGTCTGAAAGTAAGATCTTTAAAAATACGGATATTACTCCGACTTCGGTTCCAATGATTAATGCTGCATTATCGGGTGATCTCGATGGTGGGCTTACAGCAGGGTTAACCGTATTAGCAGGACCATCTAAGCATTTTAAGACATCATTTGCATTATTGATGGCTGGTGCATATTTAGAAGAGCATAAAGATGCTATCTTGTTGTTCTATGATTCAGAGTTCGGTTCTCCAGCTGCATACTTCGAATCCTTTAATATTGATACTTCAAGAGTATTGCATACGCCGATAGCTAATGTAGAAGAATTAAAGTTTGATATTGTTGCTCAGTTAGAAGAAATTGATAGGAAAGATAAAATAATTATTGTTATAGATTCTATCGGTAACCTAGCTTCTAAGAAAGAATTAGAAGATGCTAAGTCAGAAAAGTCTGTAGCAGATATGTCAAGAGCAAAGGCATTGAAAGGTTTATTCAGGATGGTTACTCCATACTTAAAGACAAAAGATATCCCAATGCTTGCTGTTAATCATACGTATCAAGAGATTGGATTATTTCCGAAAGCAATCGTATCAGGTGGAACCGGAATTTATTACTCTGCAGATAATATCTGGATCATTGGTCGTCGCCAAGAGAAGGTTGGTACAGAGATTAAAGGATATAATTTTATTATTAATGTTGAGAAGTCTCGGTTCGTTAAAGAGAAGTCCAAGATCCCAATCTCTGTTACATGGGATGGTGGTATTGAAAAATACTCTGGATTGCTTGATATTGCCTTAGGTGCATCGTATGTTGCTAAACCTGCCAATGGGTGGTACCAGAAAGTTAATACGGATAGTGGTGAAATGGAAGGAGCTAAGTATCGTGAGAAAGATACATTATCATCTGATTTCTGGGAACCTATTTTTAAAGAGACTAATTTTAAAGAGTTTGTTAAGAGTTATTATACCATCGCGGCTAAACCTATGCTAGAAGGAGAGATTAATTTTGACTAGCTTCTATGAAATTATTCCGATGGAGGACGACGATCGCTGGGGTGTTAGTATCACCGATAGCGAAAGTAAGTTCTTTGGTGTTGCTGCATTGTATGGTAAAGTATCCGCTGAAGTATTGGAAGATACCGATTCAGCTCAGTTATCATTCGATTATGATATCATTGATAACCCATGGCAGTCTGATACCGAGGATCCTGATTTGCATGATATCCTCGGAAAGGCATTAGAGGACATATTACATAGCGCATTCGATAGCGGCAAATATAAGATAGGAGATGAGAAAGTTGAATCTGGAACAGCTGATAATTCGTAATTTGTGCATGAATGAGAAATATACTCGAATGGTAATTCCCTTTATCAAGAGAGATTATTTTGAAGGTGTTTCTCGTAATGTATTTGATGATATAGTTAAATTTGTTAATAGGTATAATAAGTTGCCTACTGCAGAGACCTTATTAGTTGAGTTAGATACCTCTTCTAATTATGAGGAAGCTAAGACTCTATTGAAGACCGATGTTGATGCTGTAGAAGATGAATGGTTAGTAGATCGTACAGAGCAATGGTGTCAAGATAGAGCATTGCATTTAGCTGTAATGGATTCGATTGATATTATCAATGGTACTCATAAAGAATTAAGTAAAGATGCTATGCCTGATCTATTACAACAAGCATTATCGGTAACCTTTGATACAAGTGTAGGTCACGATTATATCGATGATGCAGAAGCTCGGTTTGATTTCTATAATGCAGAAGAAGAGCGTGTACCATTTGATTTAGAATACTTTAATCAGATTACAAAGGGTGGATTACCTAAAAAATCTTTATCGGTTATTTTGGCTGGTACTGGTGTAGGTAAATCTTTGTTTATGTGTCATAATGCGGCTGCTGCATTATCTGCTGGTAAGAATGTATTATACATTACTATGGAGATGGCAGAAGAAAGAATAGCAGAGCGTATTGATGCTAATTTAATGAATGTTCCT